TGCTTGAGTTTAGTGCAGAGCATAAGGGCTTCCTACTACCTAGTGGATTGTGGCAACGATACGAAGGGCTTGAGAAAATAGTAGAGCCTGAAGGTGGCACTCAATACCAATACAAGACAAGACGGGGCGCAGTCAAATTGTATGGTGGAAAGGTGGTTGAGAACTTGTGCCAAGCCGTTGCACGCTGTATCATTGCAGAACAGATGATAAAGATAGGACAGAAATACCAAGTAGTGCTGACTGTCCACGATGCCGTAGCTTGTATAGCTAAAGAAGAAGATAAGGAAGAAGCAATTAAGTATGTAATGGACTGTATGCGGTGGAGACCCGAGTGGGCTAAAACTCTACCCTTAAATTGTGAAGCGAGTTATGGAAATAGTTATGGAGAATGTTAATGATTGATTACGCATCGTTTTTATTAGAGACAAGGAAATTGTTAAAAGAGTATGAAGAAGCGATGACTAGAGGTAAGTACAACGAAGCAATTGATGTAGCTTTAGATGCAGTAGCGGAGATGCGTTTGTTGGCGCATGCGGCGAAAGAAAAGCGGGATGCAAGACAAGAGAAATAAACCACCCCAAGCAGACATGACGCAACAAGAAGTAGCAGATGCTCTTGGCATTACAAGGGCGGCAGTAGCGGATATAGAAAGACGAGCACTTAATAAGTTACGCAACGAACTGCGTAAACGAGGGATAACACTAGGTGATTTTTTTGATTGGATGAAACAATGAAAAAGATATTTGTAGCTAACTTTTGGGAAGGGGCTTTTCAAGATGACTTCTTTGATTACTTTTTGCGTTCTTGTTTTGGTAGTATCGAGTATAGCGATAATCCTTACACCGCTGATATCTGTGTTACTTCTGTCTTTGGGAATGTACAAACTGACCCCAAAAAGACACTTGCTTTTATCGGCGAAAATGTACGACCAAGTTTTATTAATTACAATCACAGCCTCTCTTTTGATTTCGATACTTATGGTGGGCGTAATGTCCGCTTACCACTTTGGTATTCTCGATTAGCTTGGCCTGGGTTCAAGCAAAAGCCTAGGCACGACAATCACCACAATCATGGGTACGAACAGTTAATCCCTATCTATCCATTAACAAAGACTCGTAGGTTAGATATGAGTATTAAGGATAAGTTCTGTGCCTTGATAGCTAACAACCCTGAAGGCTTGCGTATAAACCTGTTCAACTCTATCTCTAAGTACAAACAGGTAGATGGGTATGGAAATATGTTTAGTAACCCCTTGCGTAAGTCTAAGTTTGCAATACTACCTGAGTACAAGTTTTGTTTGTGTCCTGAAAATTCAATCTACGATGGATACATTACTGAGAAGTTATTAGATGCTTATGCGGGAGGTACTGTACCTATCTATAGCGGGGATATATCTGTGGCTGAAGACTTTAATTACAAGGCTTTTTTGAACTACCAAGAAATTAAAAAGATGACAAGCTTTATAAATGATATTAAAGCAAACGAAGAAAGCATTATTAAATACACCTATATCTACGAGCAACCCTTATTACTCAAAGAACCAAGTCTTAACGAGGCTATTGCTTTTGTGATAAACGCTACATCGAGGATGAAATGAGAGTAATGGTAATTACCCCGACTACTGGGAAAGATACGGTAATTAAAGCCGTAGAGAGTGTAAGAAATCAAACTGTTAAGACAGAGCATCTGTTGGTGCTTGATGGTGGAGAAGTTGAAACTAAACTACCTCTTTCTTTCAATGGCAGTTTTGACTTTATTACTTTACCTGAAAACGTAGGTGGTAACGGCTGGTACGGACACCGAGTTTATGCGGCTATGCCACTAATGGTAAACGCTGATTACATTTTGTTCTTAGACGAAGATAATTGGTTCGAGCCAAACCATGTAGAAACAATGATTAACAAGATTAAAAGTAAAGACCTAATGTGGGCATATAGTTTAAGGAGAATATGCGATGAATCAGGACAATATGTTTGTGATGATGATTGCGAATCACTCGGTCGCTACCCGGCGTTTTATGACCATTCTCTCAATTTTGTCGATACTAATTGTTATTGCTTTCGGCGTGAATTCTTGGTTACTGTGGCGCACAGTTTTTATGGTCAGTGGGGTGCAGATCGGCCCTTCTATAAAGCTGCCAGCACAAGCTTGCCTGCCTTCGGATGCACAGGAGAGGCTACAGTTAATTACAGAGCGCCCGAAAGATTACTTAAAATGTTTATCGAAGGGAACAAACTAATGAAAAACGGATACAAACCGATACTCCCTTGGAGATTAAAATGAGTTTTAAAGTACGTACAAAAGACGGCTGGCACATAGCTTGGTTTGACACAATAGATCAAGCAATTAAATCAATGCTTAACAACCCAACACATTACTACCACAGGGAGAACTAAATGGAAATTAAGTTACGCATCATTAAAGAAAACAAAGATGGTTCTGCCAATGCGGAAGTAGACTTTGATAAAGAAGGCTTGGAATTTTTAGTGCAAGAAGGTATCCTACATATCCTAGAAGCTTATGTTAAGCAGAACGAGAACGCTAAAGAAGGCATCAAGCTACGCAAGAAGATAGCTAAAAAAGAAAAACTTGACATGGACGGGAGATGCTAAATGATTGACAATTTATGGGGAAAAGCTAACAAGGTTAGCGAACTGGGATACAAGGTACATAGTGCTTCAATGATTGTAGAACTTGTAGCTGAAAAAATATCTAATGATTCTGAAAGCGGTGCGTTATGGGCGGCGGCAGATTTACTACAAGACCTAAGCGACAAGATTGAGAACATAGCATTAGACATTATGGAAATAGATCGCAACCATACAGAAATAGAAATTAAACCAAAAGGAAAGAAGAAATGAGCAACAAAAAAACTAACCCCCCTAAGATTTTTGTAGCAACACCAATGTACGGCGGTCTATGTACTGGTGGATATACTAGCGCACTATTACAGTTAGCTGGTGTGGCAGGACAGAACGGCATCCAAATGTACTATGCCTATATGATGAATGAGTCTTTGATTACCCGTGCTCGTAACAGCATGGCATACGACTTCTTAAATTCAGATGCTACGCACTTATTCTTTATTGATGCTGACATTACATTTAATCCTAACGACTTTCCTGCTATGTTGCAGGCTGACAAAGGTATCATCTGCGGTCTATACCCTAAGAAAGAAATCAATTGGCTACAAGTTTCTGAAGCGCTTAAGGCTGGTGTACCACCGCAAGAACTCAACAAGCATACAGGTGCGTTTGTTTTAAACCTTCCTGAAGGCGAAACGACCAAGACAGGCTATGCCCACGAACCAATGGAGATCGCCAATGGGGGAACTGGCTTCATGTTAATTAAGCGTGAAGTTTTTGAGCAGTTAGCCGACAAAGTACCTTCCTACCATAATGACATGTTTCATGCAGTAGACACAGAGCGTAAGGTTAAGATCATTAAAGAGTACTTCACTACAAGTATTGACCATGAATCAAAACGCTTGTTATCTGAGGACTACCACTTCTGCGCTTTAGCTAGAAAGAATGGTATCAAAGTCTATGCCGCACCTTGGGCAACCTTCACGCATACTGGCACTTACGGATTTAGCGGACAGTTACCGAGAACTAAATGACAGTCAAATATAATTGGTCGTACTCCTCCCTGAGTCTTTTTAAACAATGCCCCCACAAGTATTACCGCTTGCGGGTGGTAAAGGACATTACTGACCCTCCAACAGAGCATTTGAGTTACGGACTGGAAGTACATAAGGCGGCTGAAGACTACATAGGGAAGGGTACACCAATTCCTGAGAAGTACGCTTTTGTAAAACCCCACCTAGATAAACTCAAATCTCTGCCAGGAGATAAGTTGTGCGAAGAAAAGCTAGGGTTAACCCGCAATCTAGAACCTTGTGGGTTCTTTGACAAAGAAGTATGGTGGCGGGGGGTAGCTGACCTAATAATCCTTAACGAAGATAAAGCCTATATCATTGACTATAAGACAGGAAAATCCTCTAAATATGCCGATACACAGCAGTTGGAGATACTTTCTCTAGCCCTTTTTAAGCACTTCCCACAAGTCAAAAAGGTCAAAGCTGGGTTATTATTTGTTGTAGCAGACGACTTGATTAAAGCCAATTACGAGCAAGATAGTCAGGGTGTCTACTGGAGCAAATGGTTAGAAGATACTAAACGCTTGGAAGCCGCTATCTTAAATGATGTATGGAATAAGAAGCCCAATTTTTCTTGTCGTGCTTGGTGCTCAGTAACCGACTGCGAACACAATGGGAGAAACCACTAATGCCGTACACTAAAACACCTAGACCTTACGACCATGAATACGACATGGAGAAAAAGCGTGGAGAGCATCCACGACGCATGGAGCGTCAGCGTGCTAGACGAGCAATTGATAAGACAGGTAAGGATGCTAATGGGAACGGTAAAGCAGACAAGCGAGAAGGTAAAGACGTAGCCCACAAGAAAGCATTAGACAAAGGTGGTTCAAATAAGAACGGCGTAGTGATTCAATCTGCCGCTAAGAACCGTAGCTTTAAACGAGATTCAAAAGGTAATTTAGTTTCTGAGATAAGCACTAAAGAACGTAAGAAGAAATAAGTTGTTGTGGTATTGTTGTGAAGTAAGGTATGAGTGTTAGCAACAGGGTCCGATACTCGCCCAATATAACCATATCAGTTGTCGCTGTTAATTAAATGTTTTCCCTTCACGGGGCATTTTCTTCCTTGGACAGAGAGACAACCGAATAGCACCCGTAAGGTGCTACTTATAATAAATCAAAACTACGGTTTTGGTGGTATTCCTATTGGAGAAGAGATTGGAAATCATAGATAACAAGGCTTTATTAGTTAAAGTACGTGAGCCTAACCGCATTACCACGATAATCCCAAAGAGCAAGTTGCTCGACACAGGTGAGGTATTGGTAAACTGGGGACTAGAAGAAGCCCAAATACTAAAGAACCTAAAACTGCGTGGTGTACCCTCCCCCATTAGAGCGCATTACGATTGGCCTGGACTCTACAAACCATTTGACCACCAGCGTACTACCGCTGAGTTCCTAACCCTACACCGCCGTGCATTTTGTTTTAACGAGCAAGGTACTGGCAAGACAGGTAGCGTGATATGGGCGGCTGATTACCTAATGAAGGTAGGTATGATTAAACGAGTCTTAGTTCTTTGCCCTCTATCTATTATGCAGTCGGCTTGGCAGAATGATTTGTTTAGGTTTGCTATGCACCGCACTTGTTCCATAGCCCATAGTTATTCAAGAGAGAAGCGAATCCAAGCAGTAGAAGGTGATGCTGAGTTTGTTATATGTAACTACGATGGCTTAGGGATTATCAAGGATGCCGTAATCGCTGGGGACTTTGACCTTATTGTTATAGACGAAGCTAACGCATACAAGACGGTATCTACAACACGTTGGAAGATACTAAACTCTATAATCAAACCACACACTTGGTTATGGATGCTTACAGGCACACCAGCTTCTCAGTCACCAACAGACGCATACGGACTAGCAAGATTAGTTAACCCACAGTCAGTACCTAAGTTCTACGGTTCTTTCAGGGACATGGTGATGTTCAAACTAACCCAGTTTAAATGGGTTCCAAAACCTAGTTCAGAGAAAACAATACACACAGTACTACAACCTGCAATACGGTTTACCAAAGACGAGTGTCTAGACCTACCTGATATGACTTATGTAACGCGTGACGTTCCGCTTACTCAGCAGCAAGAAAAGTATTATGAAATCATTAGAAAGAACATGTTAGCCGTAGCCGCTGGGGAAGAAATCACTACAGTTAATGCTGCCGCAAACTTGAATAAATTACTCCAGCTTTCATGTGGTGCAGTCTATTCGGATAGTGGAGAGGTAGTTGAGTTCGATGCTTCCAACAGGATTAGCGCACTAAAAGAAGTGATTGACGAGGCTAGTCATAAGGTGCTAATATTTGTTCCCTACCGACATGCTATTGAGATTGTTACAGAAGAATTGAGAAAGTCAGGATATACCGCAGAGATTATAAATGGCTCAGTATCAGCAGGTAATCGCACAGACATTTTCGCTAGATTCCAAACAGAACCTAACCCAAAGATTCTAGTAATACAACCACAAGCCGCCGCACACGGAGTAACACTAACTGCCGCTAACTTAGTAGTATGGTTTTCCCCTATTACTTCCGTTGAAACGTACCTTCAAGCTAACGCTCGGGTGCATCGTGCAGGGCAACATAATCCTTGCACAGTAGTTCATTTGCAGGGTTCCCCTGTAGAAAAAAGAATGTATAAGATGTTGCAGGGTAAGGTAGACATACATACAAAAATGATTGATCTTTATAAAAATATAATTCAAGATGAGGGTTGACAGAGTAAAGGAATAGGAGTACATTGTGGGTATAGATAAGAAGGAGAAGAGATGAGTGAACACCAAGCAACAGCCGACAAGCTAGTTAAAACGTATATAAAAATCCGTGACAAGCGACTCGAACTAGAGAAACAAATTCGAGACTTAGAAGAGCAACAAGAGATAATTCAAACCGAGTTGTTATCTATTTGCAAAGACACAGGCACGGATGGATTGAAGACGCAACATGGCACAGTCAGCCGTAAGTTAAACAAAAGATATTGGACTAGTGATTGGGAATCTTTATATACATTTATTAAAGAACATAATGCCTTTCACTTTTTACACCAAAGAATTTCCAATGGGAATGTTGATACGTTCCTTGCAGAAAACCCTGATTTGCACCCGCCAGGGCTTCAAGCGGATGCTGAATATGTTGTACGAGTTACTCGTAGTAGAAAATAGGAGAAGATAATGAGCAAAGAACTTGCTATGTTGGACATGGGTTTACCAGCGCACTTACAAGCGTTGGAGTTGGATGATACTACTAAAGCCCTTATGGGTAATGGTGGTGGCGGTAGCAAACGTATTTCTATCGAGGGCGGTGTATGGCGCTTGTTAGTAAACGGTAAAGAGATTGCACAGAAAGAAGAACGTAATCTTAATGTGGTGGTAGTTGCGGCATCATCTAAAGTTGCTCGTACTTACTACGCTGGTACATACAAGAAGGGTGTATCTGCACCTCCTGATTGCTGGTCTGCCAACGGCGACTATCCTGATAAATCTGTAGAAGCACCACAGTCTACTGGATGCGCTAACTGCCCACAGAACATTAAAGGTTCAGGTCAAGGTGATGGTCGTGCTTGCCGCTTTAGTCAACGTATTGCAGTTGTATTGGATAACGATATTGGTGGAGATGTATTCCAATTAGTTCTTCCTTCTACTTCAATCTTCGGTGAAGGTGAAGCTGGTAAGTGGCCTCTCCAAATGTACGCTAAAATGATCGGTGCTAAAGGTGTTCCTATTACTGCAGTTGTTACAGAGATGCGTTTTGATACTGCAAGTTCTACACCTAAGATTACTTTCAAACCAGTACGTTTCTTAGAGTCAAGTGAGATTGCTACGGCTATCGACCAAGGCAAGAGCGCAGAAGCTATCAAGGCAATCACTATGACAGTTGCCAAGGCAGAGAAAGATGCGCCTAAGTTAGATGCGCCAAAGGCTAAGATTGTAGACCCTGAAGAAGTAATCAAGGTTGAAAAAGAAGCTGAAGCATTGGTAGAACCTACTAAGCGTACTGCTAAGAAAGAAGAACCAACCGCTAAGAAAGACTTGAGCAAGATTCTTTCTGATTGGGATGACGAGGAGTAATAATGTCAATAGGATATGCGAGTGGCTTTATCAATGAAGTTAAAGCTTCGGACAAATCCAAGATAGGGGTGCAGTTAGGGCTTATATGCGTCAGGAAAGATATTCCTGTAGTTGATGTATCTGAGTTCTTTTCTGTATCCCGAGTGACGGTCTACTCTTGGTTTCGTGGTAGAAGTAATGTCCCTGAGAAGCATTGGGACAAGATGAAAAAACTTATTGATAAATTAAGATAGTTGTGTGGGGGGCTAGGTTAGCTACCGAAAAGGATATTACCGCCGTCATATCCCTGCCCATCCTTTTTACTGACGGCTTAAGGCGGCTATGATAGAAACAAATAATTTCTTATCCGCAGTGCTCCCCGATACAGGGTCGTATTGTGTGGTAGGTTTAAAAGATGATGGAAGCCCAAGACAAAAGTTTGTGGGAAGTATTGAAGAAGTAAATGAATTAGCCAAAGAATTAATTGCAGATCAATACAATGCGTATTTTGCATTAGCCTCGTTTGCTGACCCTAAAGGTGGTCGCACGGCTAAGAACGCACAGTTTTTAAAGTGTTTCTTTATTGATATTGATTGTGGTATTGGTAAACCCTATGCTGACCAAGCAGAAGGTATGACTGCGCTTAAAGCGTTCATTAAAGACACCAAACTACCTAGACCTACGATAGTTAATTCAGGTCGTGGGGTACACGCATACTGGACACTACAAGAGGCTTTGCCAAGCGAGGAATGGAAACCCCTAGCTGAGAAGTTTAAAGCCCTATGCACCCAGCATAAGCTTGAGGCAGACCCATCCGTTACTGCGGATACCGCACGCATATTACGTATCCCAAACACCCTTAACTTCAAAGACGTTGAAAACCCAGCTAAAGTAGAGTTATTACTTACAGGGTCCCAGGTTCATATCTCTACCCTAAAAGATGTATTTGACACGGTAGAGCAGGACATTTTTGCTGGCATGTCAGGTAAGCCGTTTGTACCACGTCAGATGGATGCAATGACCCTAGCCTTGATGGGTAACAATATATCCCGCTTTAAAACTATTATGCTCAAAAGCGTTAAGGGAGAAGGTTGCCAACAACTCT